GAACTAAAAAAGAAATAAAAAATTGTATTTAACATATTTATGTTATATTTATATAAACAAATTAACTTAAAATAATAGGAGAATAAGTTATGGCTGAAGAAGCAAAAGTTGTAGAAGCATCTGATGAAATTAAATTTTCAGAAGAAGAATTAAAAGATTTGAGTGAATTACAACAATCGTATCAAGAAAAACAAGCTCAGTTAGGACAGATTGCTGTACAGAAGATTTTACTTAATCAACAGATAGAAGCAATTGATAATCGTCAAGTTGAACTTGAAGGTGAGTATGAAGAAGTTCAACAAAAAGAACGTGAAATCGTTGAAAAGTTAAACGAAAAGTATGGTCCTGGTCAGTTAGATCCACAGAGTGGAGTATTTACACCAGCACCACCTCAAGAAGAAGTTTCTCAAGGTTAATATAAAAAAAAATCCCTAAATAGTGTATTTTGGGGACTTAAGGTTATACTTATAATAGAATAACTACGTTTATTCTAAGATTTTGCATAACAAAAAAAATTAACTAGGAGAAATTTAATGGCAGAAAGAATAGTTTCACCTGGTGTATTCACTCGTGAAAGAGACTTATCATTTTTACCACAAGCGATTGGTGCAATCGGTGCAGCTATTGTAGGACCCACAGCTAAGGGCCCTGCTTTTGTTCCTACCCAAATTACATCATTTCAAGATTTTGAAGCAATGTTTGGTGGTCAAGATGATAGATTTTATACACCTCAAACGGTAGAACAATATTTAAGAAGTGCAGGAGTTGTCACAATTGTGAGAGTTCTTGGAATAGGTGGGTATCAAGCAGATGTATTGAGATTAGGAGTTCATGCTTTCCAATCTTCATCGGTATCTGGAAGTGGTGGTGACAATCCAGTCACATCTTTTTTTGGAGATAAATCAATAGCATCACAATCATTGGCTGTGTTAGCACCGTCAAGAGGAAATACATCTACGGATTTTGCTGGTAGTTCAATATCAGCTAGTGGTACATGGAATGCTTTTATTTTAACAGTATCTGGTAGTGGTATTGGTGGTACTGAAACATATAATTTATCATTCAATACTAGTAGTGCTAATTACATAACAAAGGTAATCAGTTCAGATCCACAATCAACAAAGAGTGGAAATACTAAATCATCTGTTTATGTATATAAAGTATGGAGTAGAACAGCTAATGCAACTGGTTCATTTTCAACAGCACCCTTTCCAACAGCGTCAGTAGATATAGATACAGATGGACTTGACTTCCAAAGTGGTACTAATACTATAGATAATGATGGAAACGAATCAACAGATTGGACTGGTAATAAAAATTACCAAACAGCAAGAACACCATTTTTACAATCTCAATTAGTAAACGGAGCTAGATATAAACTTTTCAGAGTTTATACTCGTTCACATGGTACTGATATAAATAAAGACCTAAAGATTGCTATTAGAGATATTAAACCAGCGGCTGATATCGCAGGTTCTGATTATGGAACGTTTTCTCTACAAGTTAGAGTAAATAATCCTAATGGTATTGATGATGATAATATAATAGAACAATTTGACCAGTTGACTTTTGACCCGAAGTCACCGAATTACTTTGCAAAAAGAATTGGTGATAGACATGTAACCATTGATTCTAATGGAAAACTTACTTACTTTGGTACAATGCCAAATTTAAGTAAACATATTAGAGTTGGTGATTATGCATCTAAGACATCTGGTGAAAATAATTTATCACAACATCCAAAAGAAGTAGTTCCAATGGGACACGAAGCAGTATATAATACTGTTCCTGGTACAACTGAAATACCTGCTGTGATATTTAAATCAAACCAACAAAATGGACAAGGTGTTTATGATGCAAACGTATTCTATGGATTTGATTATCTTACTAAATTTATTAGAGATGATAATGCTAACTACTTAGCACCAATTCCATCTTCAGCAAATGTTGGTAATAATGTTACCATGAGTCTAGAAGACATGTTAGGTGATACTAATGCTAATCCAAACGGAGAATCTACATTTGCTGATGGTACTGAAAATATTTCTTTGACTAATTCAACATTAGCACAAAGAAAATTTGTTGTTCCTCTACAATGGGGATTTGATGGAAAAGATCCAGCTACAGCATATAACGTTGGTTCTGCAATCACTGCAGGGAATACACAAGGGTTTGACCTTTCAAGTTCAACTGCAAGTGGTTCGGTAGCTTATAAAAGAGCAATCAACGCTATTAGTAATCCAGATGAATTTGACATGAATCTTTTAGTAACACCTGGTGTTATTCACAGATTACATTCTAATATAACAAACCATGCTATCAATAAAGTTGAAGCTAGAGCAGATGCATTATACATAATGGATGCTACAGCATACAACGATAGTGTTGAAACCGTATTAGATACCGTCAAGAATCTAGATACTAATTACGTAGCAACTTATTATCCTTGGGTGTTAATACCTAATAGGGATAGTTCAATACCAGTATGGGTTCCACCATCAGTAGTATTACCTGGTGTTATTTCATATAACGACCAAGTAGCTCATGAGTGGTTTGCACCAGCTGGGTTGAATCGTGGTGGATTGACAAGTGTACTAGAAGCAAAAACAAGATTAACACATGCTGAAAGAGATGACCTCTATGAAGGTAGGGTTAATCCAATAGCTTCTTTTCCTGGTCAAGGTGTTGTTGTCTTTGGACAGAAAACACTACAATCTAAACCATCTGCATTAGACAGAATCAATGTTCGTAGATTGTTAATTGCGTTAAGGAAGTTCATTGCAAGTACTTCAAGATACTTGGTATTCGAACAGAACTCACAAGCATTAAGAAATCGTTTCTTAAACATTGTGAATCCTTATTTAGAACAAGTTCAGTCTAATAGTGGTCTAAGTGCTTTTAGGGTTGTTATGGATGAATCCAACAACACACCAGAAGTTGTAGATAGAAATCAATTGGTAGGTCAGATATTTATTCAACCTACACGAACTGCAGAGTTCATTGTACTTGATTTCGTAGTACAACCAACAGGTGCTACATTTCCTGAATAATTAGGAAACCTAATACTAAATCGAGAAACCCCTCTAATGAGGGGTTTTTCTTTTTATTAAAAATTTGTTTAATTGATATTTATTATTGAATACAAATAAACGGACTTTTAGGAGAAAGAAGAATGGCTACATTAGATCCTTCAGAAATTATGTTCACACCGTTTGAACCGAAAACAAAAAATAGGTTCATCATGTACATAGAAGGTATTCCTGCATATTTAATTAAAACTGCGAACAGACCAACAATTCAGTTCGAAGAGATAGTTTTAGACCACATCAATGTTAAAAGATACATTAAAGGAAAGGGTGCTTGGCAACCAATTGAAGTCATGTTATATGATCCGGTTGTTCCAAGTGGTGCTCAAGCTGTAATGGAATGGGTTCGTTTATCACATGAATCTGTAACCGGTCGTGATGGGTATTCAGATTTCTATAAAAAAGATGTAACGTTTAATATGTTAGGACCTGTTGGTGATGTTGTTGAAGAGTGGGTACTTAAAGGTGCTTACATTGAAGCTGCAAACTTTGGTGATATGGATTATGCATCAAGCGACCCAGCTGAAATCACTCTAACACTTAAATACGATTACGCAATCTTACAATTCTAAGGAGTTAATATGAATTTTTTAAGAGAAATGCTTTCTAGTGATGCTAAAATCTCTAGTAAAAGATTTGTCGGTTTCATGGCATTCTTTATGTTAATTTGTAGTTGGGGTGCTGATACCTTTTCTACATTTGAAGTTAAAGATAAAATATTAGAATGTTTCATGTACATCTCAGTAGTTGGACTTGGTGTCACAGCAGCTGAGAAGTTCGGTAAAAAATAATAGTTTTAAGACAAAATTAGTTATATATATTAATACAATATAAAGGAGTCAAACATGGCTGAATTAAAATTTCCTACGGAAGTGGTAGATTTACCATCCAAAGGATATTTCTATGTCGAAGGTCACCCCCTATCAAAAGGTAAGGTAGAAGTAAAATACATGACCGCAAAGGAAGAAGACATACTAACCTCACAGAATTTAATTAAACAAGGAACTGTAATCGACACTCTACTACAATCATTAATAGTAGACAAGACAATAAATGTAAATGAACTACTTATCGGTGATAAGAATGCAATTATGGTAGCAGCTCGTATTCTTGGTTATGGTAAAGACTATCAGTTTACATATAATGGTGAAGAACAATCAGTTGATTTATCTAAATTAGAACCAGTAGATATAGATTTCAGTAAATTTACTAAAGGTGTAAATGAGTTTTCTTTTAAGTTACCAAATTCTAAACGACAAATTAATTACAAACTTTTAAGTGGTAAAGATGAAAAAGAGGTAGAGGCAGAGATAAAGTCTTTACAAAAAGTTACCAAAGATAGAAGTTCTGAATTAACAACAAGACTAAAGAAGATAATATTATCAGTTGATGGTAATTCTGATAGAACATATGTGAACAGTTTTATTGATAATGAATTTTTATCAAGAGACTCTTTAGAATTTAGAAAACACTTAGTGTCTATGACACCAGATATTGATATGTCTGCTAATATAGATGTTGATGGAGAGGAGCAAGAGGTGACAATTCCAGTCACCCTACGATTTTTTTGGCCTG